AAGCGTCAAGGGCGTACCAATGGACCTACCGGGCCCGGAAGCCGAGCTACTCCTACGGTTACTCGTGGCACGTCCGATCCCCGAGCGATCCTCTGGGCCAGTAATTCGCCGTGGGCGCAAACCGGCTACGGGCAGCAAACCGCGCAAGCCACGCAAAGGCTCAACGCGGACGGGCACAAAGTCGCCATCGCGAGTAACTACGGACTAGAGGGCGCTGTCTCGACCTGGCGCGATATTCCCCACTTCCCCCGCGGCTTCGATCTGTATTCGAACGATGTCATTCCCGCGCACATGGCCAGTTGGGCTAACGCGAATCAAGGCGCGAAACCACTACTCGTGACCCTGTTCGACACATGGATATTCAAGGGCGAACCGTGGGAACACGTCGAGCACATCGCGTCGTGGGTTCCCATTGACCATTCACCGATTCCGCCGGATGTCGCGGCTTGGTGTAAGCGGCCCAACGTCACCCCGATAGCCATGAGTGAGTTCGGCCAAGATGCCCTCCTCGCGGCCGGTGTCGAGGCGCTGTATGTACCGCACGCCATCGAAAAGGTATTCACCCCGACGGAGTCGATTACGACGCCGACAGGGCGACTAACCGGGCGCGAGTTCATGGGCATCGACCCCGACAAGTTCGTGGTGACGATGAACGCCGCGAACAAAGGCCGCGTGCCGTGCCGTAAGTCGTTCGCCGAAGCATTCCTGGCGTTCAGCATGTTCGCCGATCGCCACGACGACGCGGTGCTCTACCTGCACACCGAGGACCGTGGGGCGATGGGCGGTATTGACCTTCACCACCTGGCGCAAGCCGTGGGCCTACAGCCGCATCAGTTCGCGTTCGTTGACGCCTATGCCTACCGAACCAACATCCCCCAAGACCTCCTAGCGGCTGTCTACACGGCATCCGACGTACTGCTGGCGCCAAGCATGGGTGAAGGCTTCGGTATCCCCGTTATCGAGGCCCAAGCGTGCGGTACGCCCGCCATCGTTAGCAACTTCTCAGCGCAACCGGAACTCGTCGGGGACGGATGGCTAGTCGAGGGGCAACCGTGGTGGGACGCCGCACAACGGTCATGGCTAATAACGCCGACAGTCCCATCAATCATTGAAGCACTCGAAGCCGCTTACGACCGGGGCCAATGCTCCAGCGACAAGGCGATCGAGTTCGCAAGCAAATACGACGCCGACTATGTCTATGAGCGGTACTGGCGCCCAACGATTAAGGCACTGACTCTTTCGGAGGTTCGCCCGTGACTCTGTACGCCACACTCGACCAGATTAAGGCCGCGCTACGCATCACCGACACCGTCGATGATGAACTTATAGCGATGGCAGGATCAGCCGCTAGCGACCTTATCGACCGCCACACAGAACGCACTTTCGGCACAGTGTCGGCGGTTCGTTACTACGCGCCGGGATCGACCAAGGTTCTACAGGTGGACGACCTCGCCGGTACTGCAATCACGGTAGAGACTTCCACTAGCGCCGACGGCATCTATGACACGACGTGGACCCCGACTGATTACCAGTTGGAGCCTGTCAATACCGGCGGCGTCGCCTACCCGATCACCCAACTACGGGCCGTAGGTGACTACGCGTTCCCCACCGCTGACGGCGAAACGACAGTGAAAGTTACCGGCGTATTCGGGTGGCCCGCGATACCGCCAACCATCACCCAAGCCGCAGTCATTCAAGCGTCGCGGCTATTCAAACGCCTCGATTCCCCGCTCGGTGTCGCAGGCGTTTCAGACATTGGCGTCATGCGCGTCAGCCGGGGCATAGATTCCGACGTCGCTCAACTCGTTGCGCCGTTCAAGCGCATCGGCGGGATTAGATGAGATGGCTAACTATGACTTCAAACTGCTGTATGCGAATCACTGGAAATACGACACGAGTACGCCAATGAGCGCCATACGTAACGGGCTGGCGATGAACCTGGCAACGATCAGCGGGCTACGTGTCCCGTCGGAGATTCCGGACAATCCGGCACCGCCAACGGCGCTACTGCGACCCGAGTCAATCGTCTACAACAACTCATTCTCTAAGGCAGCGGGCACCCACACGTACACGTGGGTGGTCCTCGTCATCGTCGGCAGGGCGTCCGAGCGCATGGCTCAAAAGACGCTCGACACCTACGCCGACCCCCGATCCTCCGATTCGATCAAGGCCGCTATCGAATCGGACGAAACGCTTAGGGGCGCGGCGCTTGACTGCCGAGTTTCTGAGATGCGCGGCTATCAGGTCATCCCAATAGGCGAAAATCAGTATCTCGGTGCCGAGTTCGTCGTCACCATCATCGCGGAATAAGGAGAAAGCATCATGGCAAAGTTTGTCGCAACTGACTACAAGGTCTCGGTTAACGGCACCGACTTTTCGAGCAGCTTGGCACAAGCTGAACTCAACATCGAATCAAGCGAAGTGGACGTTACCGCGTTCGGGACCGACTGGGAAAGCAAAGTGGGCGGGCTCAAGAAAGGCAGCGTCACGCTACAGTTCCATCAGGACTTCGGAGTTGCAGGCGTGGACGCTGTACTCTTCCCGTTGCTCAACACGATCGCCACCGTCGTCATCTCAAGCCGGTCGACTGTCGTTAGCGCAACGAACCCGTACTACACCGCGACCTGTTTGGTGAACAAGTACCAACCGTTCGCCTCAAACGTCGGCGACCTGGCAACTCTCAGCGTCTCCTGGCCGACATCGGGCACCGTCACCCGCGCCACCGCTGGCGCGTGATTCGCCTAGAGATCGGCATCGTGACTACTGACGGCGCGTCAGTGGACACGGTTGCCGGGCCGCCGGATCTCGTCGCCTTCGAGGCAGAGTACGACCGTTCGGTTGCTCGTTTCGAAGCCGAGTTACGCATGACCGACATCCTGTTTCTGGCGTGGCATTCGCTCAAGCGCAAGAAGGTCACAGACCTCGACTTCCAGACGTGGCTCGACACTGTCGAGGACTTCACGATGTCAGGGGCCGAAGAAATAACCCCCTAGGTGACTCCTCGCAGCATTGGCTAATTGCGTGCCTAGCCGTCGAGATGGGCATCGCGCCCTCGGCACTGCTGCAGGAGTCGGATCGAATGTTATTCACATTGCTGCGCGCCGTGCAGGCACGCAACCGAAACACGGAGGCGTAGCAAATGGCACGGAAAACAGGCGGGGCGTTCGTCGGAGTCGAGATCGAGGGACTGTCCGCATTCATTCGCGGCGCGTCGAAAGCTGACAAGTCGATAAAGTCAAACTTGCGTAAGGCAGGTAAGGAAACCGCCGAGATGCTGGCAAGCCGTACTCGCGCTAGGGCGTCAGGCCCTTGGGCGTCGGTCTACGACGGGCTGCGCGCGGCGTCTGCGCTGTATCCGACGATCGCGCTGCGAGGTTCGGGGGTCTACCGATCCACGAAACGCGGACGCAAAAACGTCAAGAACTCGGACATCTTCTTCGGTGCCGAGTTCGGTGGACGCGCACGCAATACCACGATGCAGTTCTTGCCGCATCTTGGTAAAACGGGTTACGCATTCTGGCCGACAGTGCGCAACTCGCGCGGGGCTATCGCTGAGCACTACCTCAACGTGCTGGATGAAGTGATCGACGCGCTGGACGAGGGCGACACAGGCATATCGAAGAGTGGAGGCTAGCGATGTCGGGCGAAAGAACATTCAAGGTAAAAATCGTTGGCAACTCGACCGATGCGCAGCGCGCGCTCGGAGCTGTAGGCCGCGACGCGTCACGTCTCGGGCGCCAAACCTCAACGCTTGGAGCCAAGCTAGCGCGTGTTGCTAAGGTCGGGCTAGTCGCGCTCGCGGCGGCCGCTGTCGGTGGCGCATACGCGCTAGGCAAGTTCGTTGTCGGGTCGATCCAGGCCGCGAAAGAAGCCGTCGTCATCGACGCGAAACTCGGGAATGTCGTCAAGTCCATGGGCCTATTCGGCAATCAAACCGAGGCCGTGACGGCGCGACTCATTGACTACGCGTCGGCGGTTCAGAAAGAGATAGCCGTATCGGACGAGTCGATCAAAGTCGTGCAGACGAAGCTGCTCACCTTCAAGGAGCTAGCGAAGTCGGCCGGGATCGCTGGCGCCGCATTTGACCGGACCACCGTAGCCGCGTTCAACATGGCGGCTAACGGTTTCGGCTCAGCGGAATCAAACGCCATTCAACTCGGTAAAGCAATGAACGATCCGATCAAGGGCATCACGGCACTATCGCGTGCAGGCGTGCAATTCACCGATCAGCAGAAAGATCAGATCAAGACGATGGTCGAGTCGGGTAATGTCACCGGCGCACAAAACCTCATCCTCAAAGAACTTGGGAAGCAGTTCGACGGCGCGGCCGCTGCTGGCGCATCGTTCGGCGACAAAATCGGCGTCGCGTGGGATGACGTGAAGGAGGCCGTAGGCCGCGTACTGCTGCCGTATCTAGAGCGGCTTGGCGACTACGTCATCAAGACGCTACTACCGTCGTTCGAGGTCTGGTGGAAAGAAGCCGGACCCAAACTGTCGGAGAGCATTAGCAACCTCGCGAAGTGGATCGAGGGTAAGGCGATCCCCGCGCTGATAGACCTCTGGAAACAGTTCCAAGAGAACGTGCTGCCAGCGCTCAAAGAGTGGAAAGAATATATAGACAAAGACGTTGCGCCCGTCATCGGCAAACTGTCCGAAACGATCGGCCTGCTGGCGGAAAAGTTCGGCAAGCTTAGCGGCGACACCGAAGAATCTAAGAGCACTTTCAACGTGCTGCTCTTCGCCGTCGATCAGGCGTCGCAGGCCATGCAGAAAATCGGCCTAGGAATGACCTTGCTCAACGAGGCCATCGACTCGATCGGCGACTGGGCGCTAATGTTCTGGGACTTCGCACGCAGCGCCAACGACGCCCTTATGACGTTCCTTGCGACCATCCGCGTGTTACCCGGCAACGTCGTCTCAATCCTCGGTGCCGTCGTGACTAAGTTCAGGGAAGCGGGCGGCACAGCTGTTGTCGCCATGCGAGACGCGCTAATCGGCGCGTGGCCCGTGGTTAACGGGTGGCTCGGTGGAATGCCGGGGCGCGTGTTCGCCGCTATCGGCAACCTGGCCGCGCCAGTCATTGGGCGCGGCCGCGAAGCCATGTCGGGACTGTTCGACGGGATCCGGGACCGCTGGCAAAGCGTCAGCGCTTGGCTAGGTGGGTCACCGGGGCGCATAGTTGGGGCCGTTGGCGGACTCGGCTCCGCGCTCATTGGGCGCGGCCGCGACGCTATCGCGGGCATGGCCAGCGGAGTTCAAGACCGCTTCGAAAGCTTGCGCGCATGGTTCAACGCGCTACCGGGGCGGGTTAAGGACGCGATTGGCGACCTCGGTAGCAAACTGTACGGCGCAGGCAGAGAGCTAATCAACGGAATGAAAAACGGTGTCGTCGATGCCGTTAGCGGGCTTATCGAAGCAGTAAAGAACGCGATCGGTAACGCGATACAAGCCGCCAAGGACAAGCTCAAAATACGGTCACCCTCGCGCGTGTTCATGGACATCGGCTCGAACGCCATGCAGGGCATGGCGAAGGGCGTCACCGAGGCCGCGCCATTCGCTGCGCGTGCCAGCACCGACGCCGCACAGTCGGTTATTAGCGCAGCGTCGACCACCTCTGTCTCTGGCGGATCGTCCGGCGGGCGCGGCGGGCTAAACATCACCATCA